TCAGAAACAACAACTAAATCAAAGTCGATTTGATTCTTTAAAACACCCTCTGCAGTTCCACCAGCAGCACCATCTTTGTTAGCTTGAGATACCCAAGAAATAACATTTGATTCAGCTGTACCTCTTGTAACTACATCTAATAATCTGATTTGTCTTGAAGCTATATTGTCAACTCCAGATAAACGTTGTTCAACTGGTACATTACCCCCTGATACATTTGTAGAAATTAACATAGTCCCAGCAGCTTTGAAGCTCATTCTAGCACCTTTGTTAGATTTCATTTCTAATAAAGTTTCTTTATTAGCTTCTAATCCTTTTTGCACAGAGTTAACAACACCAGCACCATCAGCTTTTTCTTGTTCAGTAAGTTTTTTAATTTGTAAACCGTATTGTTTTAAAGTTTCGTTTAAAGACTTAGATTGTAAAATGTGATTTGCAGATATTTCTTCTTTCAAAGATTTGATTGCTTCAACATTATCTTCTTGACCTTTTGCAACTAATTCCGCTAATACTTCAGCATTCTTTTCGTTGTACTCGTTGTAAAGTCCAGCAATTTCTTCAGCACTTTTTTCTTTGAATTGCTCCATTGAAATACTTTTGCTTTCAAGGAATAAATTAAATTTTTTCATTTTTATTTTTTTAAATTATTATTAATTATTTTGTTAAGTTTAAATAAAAATCATTGTAATCATTCGGCTTTGGTTCTGGAGTAACTTTCGTTGGCTCTTTTACCATAAGTGAATTTATTACATCATTATATTTAGTTTGGCATACTCTTAAATTCATTTCAATTTCTTCTAAACGCTCGTCTGTACCTTTACCATTCTTTAAAGCGTTGGTAAGTCCAAACATCTTTTGGTTAAGTTGCTCTAAGTATTCAACACTATTACCCTTTGAAACTGTTAACATTGGTGTATCTGCATTAGATCCAAATGTAACAGCTGAACCCTCCCAAAGAATAACCTCTTTTAATAATTGAATCCCATCCTCTCTTATTTCGGTCTTATCTGTAATAGTTTGAAATCCAATAGAATGTTCTGTAATTATTCCATCTTGATAATCTAAAAAAGCATCATTACCTTTTGTGCTTCTTCCTAAATCAGCATAAGCAATTAAACCATCTGCCGATTCTTCTATTTGTTTGAATATTCCAATTTGATGTTCAAAGTCATGGTAACGTAAAAATTTTATTTTTCTGTTACTCATACTTTCTGGCCCACGTTCTTGGATTGATTTAGTAAATGCACCCTTTACAATTACATCACCATCTGAATCAATATTGTTGAATTTAGATAGCATAAGTTTAACACGTCTTCCAGCTGTATCAATATCCTTTACTGATAATTCTATATTTTTAGTTTTGAATAGGTTGTACATCTTTTATTTTGTTTAGAGCATTAATTGTTTCTTCGCTTAAATCATAGTTTTCTTGTAATAAAGCTATCTTACTATCCTTATCAATAGGCATCATTAGAATGATATTAATACCCTCCATTACTATCTTATCCTTTTCAGCTTCTTGCTTCTTATCCGATTGCAATGCTTCAACTCTTGAAAAGTCTTTTCTCATTCTATAGTTACCATCTGGATAATGATTCTTAACAATATATTTAGTATGTTTTGCTGCAATCTTTTCAGATAGTGGAATAATTACGTTTGTATACATTGCTTTCTCGGCTTCTAATCTATTGTTAAAAGTCTTATTTGCTGGATCATTAAACAGTGAACTATCTAATCCTAATACATTACACATAGCCCTAAGAGTTATTACACCACTTTCTACTATTTGTAAATCAGTAGCACTCATAGCCATCGGAATATACTTTAAGTTTTTGTTGGTAATTCCAACACCACCATATTTTTCTGTTCCTGATATTCTTTTGTTTAATGATATTTGAGCCTGTTTAGCTTCTGGAGCTGTCATTGGTCTATCTGATTGATCGCTCAACATTCCTGCCATACCTCTATTTTGTAGTAAGTGAGCTTGTGCATCCCATTTGTCGTTTCCTACTTGAATAACATTTGCAGCTACTTGGAAAACAGATAGCCCTTTATAAGATTCTTCTACTGATTGATAAGATGGATTGAATAGTTTAATATGTTCTAACTGATCAACATCATAATATCTTTTTGTTTTCCCTATCTCAAATGTATATTTAAGGTTAGGCAAAAAGAAGTCATTGTTTGAACTTATTTCTATATGATTGCTTGGTAGTATATCAATTTCTTCAATCTTACCATTTAGTTCAGTTCCTAAGGTATAAGAGTTTCCAGAAGTAAGTAAGTAGGTTGATAGTTGTTCGTCTATGTCTTTCCAGGTATAACCTTTGGCCATGTTTGGATTATCCATTAGATTATGAACGGTAGTATCTAATACTTCTTCCCATTCACCGTCTATTTTTTGTTCAACTATCCATTTAGCACTTGAATAAACATCTACTATTTTTTTAATAACTGAATAGGCATCAACATTAGATTCGTAGCTTTTTTCAATTAATTTAGTTAGGTTACCGTTATTAGTTGTAAACTTTTCAAATAATGTTATTACATCATTTGTATTCTTTAAATTAAATAACTTATCTATTATACTCATTCAATAAAATTAGGACTAAACTTAATTAGCAATTAATTTGTTACTTACAAAAGTAATTATTATTTATTTGATATTGGCATTATACAAAGTAAAAATCATTATCTTGAACTAATTCATCATATCCATAACGAAGTGCATCAATAATATGATTCCAATTGTCAATAGGTGTATTACTCTTTTTATCATTCCAAACATAGTTGTTTAATTCTTTATGAAGTTCAATATCTTCTTCTTTACAAATGATTGTCTTTTCATTTAAACGTGCTAAACCGTTTTTTATACTATCTTTACCTTTACGACAAGCAACAACATTAAAACCAGCATAACGAAGTTCTTCAATCAATCTTGGTTCAGCACAATCTGCTAATATCAAATCTTCTCTATTTACATTGTTGTTAAGAAAGGTGATAATATCATCTGTACTCATTCCCTTTTTATAAAGTTTTAAGTCGGTATAAATATTATTATCATTTGTTGCTATTTTAACTAATGTAGTTGGGTCATTAACATAACCGAAATCCATACCATAAACTGAAGGTAATGATTCGTCAAATTCTCCAATTTTCCAATCTTCAATAACACAACCTTCAGCCTTATTTAGCCACCCACCCATTACAATATGATCGTATCTTTTGGGTTTATTGATTTTCATGTTCTCGAAAGCCCTAACAATATCATCCGGTACAAAGTCCAGGCAATCTAAATAAGATGTATGAATATAACAAACATTATCTTTTACACCATTAAAACCAGCTTCAACGCCTTTTGATTCGAAGAACTCTTTAAATATCCAATGCTCTTTAGTTACAGGATTTAGTATTAATACTTTTATGTTTGGTTCTTGTGATTGGCTATCGTTTCCCCTAATGGATAGGCTTACCTTTTCGTAGGTATCATAGTCTGGTATTTCTTCAGCTTCTTCAACTATTAAAGTACTGAAATCTTTTAAGGACTTTAAAGATGCTGTCTGGGTATTTGATCCTGTTTTAAAACCTTTGAATACTATTTTAGAATCGTTTTGTGTTGATTCTATTCTATTTATAGTAATGTTAAAAGCGGCATCCCATCCTAATAATTTTATCTTTTCTTCTACTTCTGGAAATGTGGAATCCTTACCAGATACATTAGTATATCTACCGTATAAGATACGATGGTTTAACCTTGCAGCCCAATTAACAGCTGCTATAGCAACTGTATAAGACTTAGAACTAAAACGGCCACCTGTAACAATGTAAGTATCTACACCATTAGGCCGTTGGAATAATGGTTGATATTTATCGCTTATTTTTATCTTCACTTATAAACTCGATTAATGGCGTTTGAATAAACATAGCTCCTTCTTGTTCTATTATTTGAGGGGCTTTTCCATACAACTTCTCTGCAATATACTGCTGCCCTCTTGGTGTCTGAGCAAAGTCTTTAATAAATTCCACTTGTGCTTCTTCATCAGTTTCTTTACTGTAAAGCAATCTAATTGCCTTCTTAATTATAAAATTAACGTGTTCACTTTCTTTTTTTTTAGGCTTACCTGATCCAGCTCTAGCCCCACCATGCCCGTTTTTTATTATCTCTGCTTTTTCTCCCATCTTGATAAAAATTTGATATCTTCAAATATAATCATTTTATTTTTAATGGTTAATCTAATCTAATTGTATACTTTGATTTAGCGAACCATTTTAGTGCGAACCAAAGCGAGGTTAAATATACTGTTAAAATTATTATTAGTGTTATCATGTTTGTTAATCCTATTCCTAACATCATCTATATTTCACCGAAAAGGGTGTTACATAGTTTGGTGTTGTGCATAATACTAAAACAGTTCGTATTTAATAGCATTTATCCTTTGTTCAGCTATATTAAAGTATTCGTCATTCATTTCAATTCCTATAAAATCACGCTTTGTGTTTTTACAAGCTACTCCAGTACTTCCGCTTCCCATAGTTAAATCAACTACTAAATCATTTTCATTGCTAAAAGTCTTTATTAAATCTTCTAATAATAAAACTGGTTTTTGTGTTGGGTGGTAGCCATTGTAATCCTTTTTATATTTCAGTATATTGCTTTTGTATTTTTTACCTTCCCATAAATTAAAAGTGCTTAAATAGCCACTATTTTTCCTCGCTAATTCATCATACGTTAAAAAATATTCAAATTTATTTATTTCAAATAATTCTACTAAAGATTCATAAGTTTGTTTATTACATATTTTGAATTGATTATAGTTATTTGAAAAAAAATGAACAGCACTCCTATTTCCTAATTTCTTATTTATTTGACTACAATTTAGTCCAATCCATTCTTTTAATTTTAATGAATAATCTCTTAAAGGGTGTAATTTTTCACTATCATTTTGTTTACTAAAAACTAAAACATCTTCGTAATAATTTAACGGTGCTTTTTTAGCAATCAAACTATTTGCGAAATGGTCTTTCTCCCAAATCATACTGTAATTAAAAGGTAGGTTTTTATGAGTCTTGCTTATTAATTCAGTTGTGAATGGCTGTTGAGCAAATAAAACCATTTTACCATTTCTGCGAAGTATTCGGTTTGCTATTTCATAAATCTTTTCAGTTTTAATAACACAATCCCAATTAGTTTTATTTTGCATACCGTGTTTTACTGTATCACTACTTGCAATATTTGTTACAGTCCCATAAGGTAAATCTGTTAATATCAAATCAACGCTTCCACTTTCTATTTTATCGCTTTCTATTAAGCAATCGCCTTTTAATAATTGTATCATCTATTTTAATTTTTCAAATTAATTTGCCACCGCTAAAAATAAAAGCAAATAACATCATCTATATTTCACCGAAAGGGTGTTACATACGCTTGATGTTAGGTTTAATTACCTATACTGTGGGTGGTCGCTATGTATCCTACCTTCAATAAATCCTATTTCTATATCTATCTCGGTATAATTTCCATCTAAGCCCCATCCAGCCAAACCAATAAACCTACCA